CCGACAAAAACTCTGGTGGCATCACCAGTTGCCCAATACTATCCAAAGATACTAATACATCATCACCAAAATGTATGTCTTTACAATGATCCTTCATTGGTATGGCAATCGCACCTATCTTCACGCAGCCACGGTCCCAGATTATCTTGTGTAAGCTCTGGCCATAGAGGTTATTCCGGTAAGCCGTAAAACCTACACCTAAAGGCAGCCTACCAATCCATTGGTAGACATTGTCTTCCGTAATATGCGAAGAATGGGTAATAATATCGCCTATCGCTTTTCGCACCCGATAATCCTCGCCGTCAAGATCGCCATATGACCTATTAATGGCTTCAGCAATTTCCAATTGCAAGATAACCCCTTGGCGCGCATCAAATTCGGGCTGATCTTCGTCCATAATTTGAAAATCCGCAGTTGGGGTAAGTTCCTTGACAATATTTCCCCAATCCGGGGAGGCGGGATTTATACCCACGGCGGAACCATTACCTATTCGCTGCCGCAACATTTCACAAAAGAAGGATCCATTGTACATTCTATCCACGATAGTAAAGATCAATGGGGCAGCGCTAAATAGGCGAGTTGAACCATTGCGGACTTTCTCAAATTTACGACGTTCGTCTTTCAAGCAATCCTGGAAAATGAAAGCCAGTCGTTTCTCCTCTGTAGGGTAATTCTCGTCTGCTAACATACCAATTGCCTGTTCTACGTCGCGCCGCAAGGCGATCATTGCAGGGGAGCCAAAGTCGATCTCATCCTCTACTCCGAATATATGCTTCTTACCATTGGCACCTGGCAAAGTACTCAGTGGATATCCAGCGCTAGTAGATCTATCTAAGGGTTCTAATCCAATCATCCGATTGCCCGCCACCGCCTCTTCAAACGTAAGTAATCTAGGATTATAATGGGTTGTTCTCGCAACCGAATATCGAGCAGCTGTTCTAGCTTCCTCCTGCGGAACCATTTCTTCTCGGGGCGCATACTTGGCGGTGGCTATCAACCACGGATCCATTTCAACTCCATCCACATTCACATATGGTACAAGTTTCGCTGGCTCGGTTTTAACCAGTGTTGTGGTCCACAACTTGCTCTTGCGTAACTTCGTGTATGGTGGCGAATTCACTTTCTTATCTACCTTTGCAACAACCTTATGACCCAGCGCCGATAATTGTTCTGCACTTAAGCCTTGCGCGATGGCCGTCAAGTGCTTCATGAGCTGCTCCCGTGATACAATCTCGGTCAACCCGGTCACCGTACTATCTAGTCCTTGCTTGCCACCATAACCCGCGACGTGAATGCCCATCAACTTCCCAGTAGCAATCTTAGGATTGACGACGACAGTCGGTCCCCCACACGACCCGGAAAAACTCAACTGATCGTACTGAGCGTATCTTGGGACATAAAAAGTTGCTTCCTTACCATAAGCTACCTTCACATTGACCCCTCCACGGGGTTGATTCATCTTGGAAAACTTTAAGCGTTGTAATTTCCCATCATACACAAAACACAAATTATCTCCTTGCAGTGGTAGGTACTTTTCTTCAACAAATTGGTGAATTATTGAGCTATGACTATGATCCACAAACTCTAAGGCTTCGAATGTCGCGATATCACCCGTACCACTAACGTGTCTCCAGGAATCAAGTATCGCCTGAATATTACACACGCGGGAGAAACTATCTCCACGAAATTCCACCTCCGTGAACTTCTTATTCACTAGAGCATATCTCAAGCCGAATTGCAAGTGATTGTTACACAAAAGAGTTTTCCCATTCACAGCAATAACAGACAATAGTCGAAATTCCCCATCGTCATCTACCAAATATAGGTCATAGCAGTGTTTCCTTACTAATTTAACGATTAAATCTTCGGCATTCTTATCCTCAACCCCGATACTAGCCAGTTGTGCCCTGGCCTCTTTCGGAATTCGTGCATTTTTCTCCGGCAGTTTGTCCAACGCGTTATACACTTGAGCCT